CCCATGCCTTTAAGTTCGATTTTCAAGCCTTCACTTAGTTGCAATAAAGTTTGTGACGGCTCTTTTATTGGGAGTGGCAACACTGCGTTTTGCAATTGACTTGATGGTATTTTTGTTTGCTTCCATTCCCCAGGCTTGAGACTTATTGGGCCTTTAACCGAATCCCTGAATTCCTTACCTAAAAATCCACCCTGCTCATTAGATAGGTCGCCAGCATTAAATAAAAGGTTAGCTGATTTATTAACGCCTTTCATGCCGCTAATCATTATGTGATTAAAGCCGTGGTTTAATAAGGTGCCGTCGGCTGGATTAATGAACTTGTAATGAGTTAGCATGTCGATAGCGCGAATGGATACAAGGCTGCATTCTTTCTTTGCTTTTTCTACCTCGTCATTAGTGTGATCTAGGAATTCCTCATCACTCATCATTGGTTGGACTGGCTGGCTTAATATCCGCTCTTGCATATCTTGATATGAGCTAACTGTATCATTTAGCTTAACAGTTATAGTGTCATGATCCCATAATGCCGTAACCCTAACAACTTGCTGCGTCTGAGTGTGAACCGTTACTAGTATCGGCTCGGCATACCCGTCATCGTCTAAATCAAAATTTGTTATCTGCTCTAAGAATTCATAGTAGTCAGCGTCACAATCATTTGTTTCATTGTTGATATGGGAAAATTCAACTTCATCATTTGATAGCCAGATACCTTGCGCTTGGTTCTCAAACATCATGTTTGGAGTGTAGCGCCTAATGTGGGTGAACTTGTGAGGCTCATCCAGTGTCTGGCATTCATTGTTAATACTGAAATTAGGATGGCCAACGACCTCACTTGAGTTATGGCCAATCACACTGTCAAACCAAGTCATTTTAAATAATGATCCTTGAGCTGCTAGCCTATAGAATAAATTACGTTGCTCGTCACGCCAGCTTTTAATCTCTTGGTTGAGTTGGTAGTTCATGTGTTTAGCTATGCGCTCACATGCCTCTTTCTTTTGCTCGTCGCGCTCGCCTTCGTAATCACCAGCCACTAAATCAGGGCTTGAGAGTATTTCCATTGTGGCTTTGTCGCCAAAATCACGTATAGCTTCGGCACAAATGGGTGATTTATAGTTACTTGCACCATCCCACGGGTGTGACTTGGCTCTGTCGTCTGGCTCATTAAGCTTAATGCCTGACTCAAGAATGCGAGTCCAGCTTTTCATTGTGTCTTTGTTTTCTTTGTGCGCTTCACAAACCAAGCGACCTAGGTGTTTAAGTTTATCCTTACCGCCCTTTTGCTTAATGACAATCTCAGCAATGTTACTTGACGTTATAGCGTCTAATATTTGTTTTTTCATTTACCAAAAGTCCTGTCGTGGTTTGTATTCGTACTCATCATCTTGGTTAAGTATATCATACTTCTTTTTAGCGAAACGTCGCATCATGTAAGCGTATCTCATAGCATCGATTAAATCATCCTTAACCTTGGCTATATCACCATTCTCTTTCCTGTGATATTGTAGTAGCTCCTCATATAACTCAGTTGTGCCGCGGCCCTTAATAAACATTAACTTTCCAAGCTTCATTCTACTATGCAGCTCAGTCAGCCCTTGCTCTACGCTATTTCCGCCAGTTATCCATGTTGCGTGCTCATCTAGCATAGTCCAGCCCACCTCACTAAAGTACTCTCTTTGCTCGACGCCTCCTTTCTTTTCGCTTTGCAATCCGTCGAGTGGCCATGCTGTGGGGATCCTTTCCGCCCAGCTTTTTACTACTTGCCATGCCTCCCATGGCTCTGTTTCTGATTTTTTCCACGCATTTGCTACATATATGATATCCGTATCCATATCAATCCACAGCTGGACATGAGCTTGAGGGTGAGTCCAACCAAAATCCATGGCGTTTATAATAAAAAAGTGATCGGGGCATGCGAAAGGCTCAACGAAGTTATCAGTTAAGTCCAAATCAAATATCCTACCAACACCAAGTAAAGGCTCGCCCATAACCCTCATTGCGCGCTGATATGGTGGGAATTGAGATAATAAAGCCTCTTTAGTCTCTTCCGTTAAATGCTCTGCATCATCCCATGTCGCTCTCTGTAGGTATTGACTATTTGCAGGCTCGTCCATAAAATTAATAACTAGCTCGGTACGTCCGTTTTCTGGCGTGAACGTCAATATACCACGACCACCCTGCCCCCTATCTCCAGTTGCCGTCCTTGTTACAACTTGTGGATAGATGGTTGAGTCCTTCGGCTCTTCATCAATGTGATACCAATCAATGCTATCACCCATTAACGCCTGCTGGCCTTGAGTGTAAGACCAAAACTGAACCCTTGAAATACCGCCCGACTTGTGCTTAACCCTAACCTCACGACAACATCTAGGCGTACCCATCATCGGTAGTGCATCAGCTATACGGTCTTTTGGTATCAGGCCACCAGCTAATTCCCCACCACTATACGTGCCAACAATTGGCATCTGCAATAAGTCACGTATCTTTTCACCTGAGTAGCCAAGCACCCAAATTAACGGTGCGTGTTCAAATTTATGGCCCGTCCAGTCATCTGGGTAATCACCTGTCGCATGGATGGCGTCAACCAAACAACCCGTGTAAGTCTTGCCAACACGGTTAGCGGCCATTAACATGCAAGAGCGCGCTGTTAATGTACTACCTATAAATTTATGTTGCCAAGGGTAAAGTGACTTAAACACACTAGCTATAGTCGTTAAACTTCTGCGCCGCTCTCTTTCTTTCAGCAACAAGAAAAGCCGCTCTTTCTCTTGGCGGCCTAGTTTAGATACCTTTGACTTGTTAGCTAACTCACTTATCTGTGAGTTTTCAATAGTCTTGTTATCTTGCATTAAGTGTCAGACTTTTGGTCTGAGCCGACCAACTCAACAACCGTGCCGTTAACCGAGCCGACTAATTTAATATCTTTAAGATAAGCGTACTCAATGCGATTAAATCCATTGGCCGCAGCCTCAAACACGCGAAACACACCATTAATCTTAACTTGTATAGCCACCGCGTTATCAGTGTATAAGTCGTGAGTTGATGAGCGTGATACTGCGTCGTTTGGAATGTTCGCAATGTCTGATAAACTAATCTCTTGCGCTGCATTAATAGTGGTAAATAAAGTGTATCGTTTTATACTCATGTTATTGCCTTATTTGGTTATAACTACAATTGGGATTACATTGATTTGCTCTATTGCTATTGGCTCAATAGCTATAGCGCCGTATATTCTATCGCCGCCAGTTGATTCGCTTGCTTTTACTGTCATTCCTTGCATTGTGTATGCAATAGTGCCGATTGCTGGTGTTGCCACGGTTCCGCTTGCTGACATTGTTAAGCCTGACATTGTGGTTGCTATAGTGCCCGTGATTGCCTCACCTATATTACCAGCAATACTGACAGTGTAACCGCTCATTGTGCTTGATATAGCGCCGTTTACTGCCTCGCCTACATTTCCGCCCATGGTAGTTGTTAAGCCGCTCATTGTTACCGCTATAGTGCCTGTGGGGTTATCACCAACCGAGCCAGTAATGGCGACCGAGTAGCCCGCCATTGTTGGTGCGATGGTGCCAGTAGCCGACTCGCCTATATTGCCAGATATTACAGTTGTTAATCCAGCCGTTGTATATGCGATAGTGCCTATGGGGTTAGCTCCGCCTAGATCATTCCATGCGTCACCGTTTGTCGGGAAATTTATGCCCGTCGCATCATAAGAACCTACAGTATCAACTAATACGGGTTGGCTACCTGTGTCACCGTGAACACTCGACGTAGCATCAAAAAAAGCAACTGGACTACCAGCGACATCAATGGCTATTGTTTGCAGATTCCACTGGCTCGTATTTGCGTTATTATATCTAGCACCTATTTTTCCAAACCGTTTAGCAGCCTGGTCTGCATCTGAGCCGTCGCGTATTACCGTAAAATCAAACCAGACATCATACGGTATAGACGTAGCTGGAACGCCATCAACTTCAAAGTGGCAATAAGTCCTCGCGTCTATCGTGCCAGCAGCCGATATATTTATATCAAGCCTTTCAACTCCTGAGCTAGAGTCACAAAGCTTAGTTGCCCCCGTGCCTGTTGCTTTGTACATCTTGAAAGTTATTTCAAAATAACCAACCAACGGCACATAGGTGGTTGGGTTTAATAGATTAGACGAAACAAAAAGCAACTCCCAAGCCATGACTTAAGCCCACTCTATTTCAAAAGGGTTAGCCGCGCCAAGCTCAACGGTGATGCTAGTCGGCGCACCCGCATTTGGCTTGTTTGATAAGTCAATGATAAACGACTTACCATCACCTCGTTCTCTTATTGTCGTGTCGTGCCTGATTACCTCATTAGTATAATAATCGTTATCTTTAGTTACGACTGGTCTGCACGGCTCAACAATTAAATCCTCAACCGTAACTTTAATAAATCGCTGACCAGACCAGCCATTAAGCGTTTTAGTGTTGACTTGCCCACGCGCTTCACGCAACTGTTGAATGGTTACATTAGCAAAAGGGAAAGTTGTAGTTGTTGCTTTGGCGATTATTTCAGTCGCTTGTGTGGCATCAATAATATCAGGAATAAAATTACCTAAAGTCTTTGAGTTGCCAGAGCTTGATAGGTCAATTGACTTATCTGACTCAATGGCAATCAACACCCCACGACATATATTTTGTAACTTATGGTCGCTATCATTGGCGCAGTCATAGATAGTTGCAATCTTATCATTATCGGTTAGGTACTCTAGCAATTGCGAAGCTGATATCCTGCCAAGCACGGCTAATGGTTTGTTACGCAACGCAACAACAGCTTCAGCGTTATTGTCTGAGTATACGTGCCCGTTCAACTCCTGTTGCAGCTGTTTAATCATTAAGGATTACCTTCTGTAATTACGTATGATGTAACGTTAACTGGGTTGCCTGTGACAATATCTACAGTGTTTAAGTTTAAATCAGCACCAGAGGTACCCGCACTACCATCCTGCACGAAGTTATCATCACTATCAACTTCCCTAAACCAAGTAGCAGTACCTGTTCCAACTGCATTGGCGCCAGTAATTGTATTCATGGTTAGGGTTCTTGAAGATGCTGCCGGCCCGCTCGGGTCGCTAAATGTCAACTCAGCTAGCAATGTTGTGACCGCGCCGCCAGTTGCTGGTCTAGTGCCATTATAAATTCTAAGTTTAGCCGCACCAGCCCCAGCATCACGAGCTACTGTAGTTTGGTCTAATCTGGCATTGGCCAGTGCTGTGCTTATTCCGATTGTCATAAATTAACCCTGCTGTGTTGGTTTGATTGGAATTATTACAATTGGTTTTACGCTGATTACTGCCATTATATTAACCCTTTGTTTGTTTGATTGCTTCAGCAACTATCTGCTGAGTGCTTTGATTTGAATTTGATTTATATTGCGAAGTGTAAAACATAATGATAGCACCGATAGAGCCGACAATTAACACCCTGTTAATGTATTTCTTTACATCATTAATGCTGGAAAATACTGATTGATGAGCTATTGCCTCATCTTGCAGGTTGCGAACATCTGCTATTATTTGCGGGAGAACCTGCAATGCATTGGTGACTTCGATTAACCTAGCTTGCCCATCCTTTATTTCAACTATAGCAGAAGCCATTGTATCCATGGTTTCCTGTAAATGCACGTTAGTTCTCGCCTGCATCTCTAGGCCGTGTTCTATCTTCTGGTTCATCAGCGCTAAGTCTGTTGACCATGGTTTCTCCTGCCCGTCGCTCATATTTTATCACCCATATGAAAACTTCCGCCAGCTTTATCGTTACCACTGCCAGCGCCATGTATAGCAATATGATGAAACAAAAGATAAACAACATCAAATATAATACTCACAATACAAACAACCTCAACGCCGCGATATATAACGCCAAATAACTCACTAATATTAAATAGCATAGCATATAAGGAGTCATTTAAAAACAGAGTGGTTAAGAAGCAATCAAACAGGGAGCACATAGCAAGCAGCACCACGAGTAAGTTGGCTCTTGTTTTATCCTTGCTGATTAGCGCGCATATAAAACCAAGTTTAATAAATGATACTGTTGCTATTGTTATTATAGCGGCTTGCGGGAATGTTATACCGATGGAAAGGGATATACTTTCAGATGCGTAATTTATTGACGGGTGATATGTGCAAGCCTCAAAGATAAAGCTTGCACATAAAGCAAGGAATAGCCTCATTACTTGCGCTTGGTTACACGCTTCTTAGGCTTTGGTGGTGTCTTAGATTTACCCATGATTATCTCCAATTGTGACGGTTTAATTAGTATAGCATTACTTGGCCACACCTTTAATCTTTTCTATTGTTCTTAGTCCAGCAAGGCCAAGCATGGCAAGCGTCAATTCGAGCATAGCCTCTAGCGGCAGTTCAGGCGTGGCAGTGCAAGCCAGTTCACCAGCGTTAGCGCCATCAACTTCAACGATAGAGCAAGCAACAAACCACGCTATAGTTGGATTAACAACGAATGCATACAGCAAGCCAAGGGCGCAAACCCACATAATTGCAGGTCTACCGCCAGCAACCCACATACTTCTATGCTGAGCTTGTGCCTTGTTAATCTCAGCTTGCACCAGCGCTGGGTGCTGCTCAATCTTAAGCATTATAGCCTTGGCTTGCTCTCGCTCTTCGTCACTTGTGAATAGCGCGTCAACTATATTACCAACCGCCTTTATTGGCTCTGTTATACCTACATTAAACCAACTCATGTTATCACCCTACAAACCCATTATTAAACATCCTACGAAAACACTTACCGCGGGGGTGAGTGCGTTGCATTCTTTTAATTAAATTATGAATCTTAAAAGGCCTAATTGGTTTGTTTCTGTAGAATTCAGAACTCAAGCTTAACCCGCCGCCAGCGTAAACCTTCATGGGTGAATCGTATCTTGTAACGCTCATAAAAATACCGCCATCAGTAAGAATAAAACAAACATGATAACCACCGCCATCATCACTCGCTTATAAAACCATTCACTCATATAAACCTCTTTATTAATACACCAAACAAACACAAAACCAATATAGAGCACCAGTACAAAACAAAGAAAGGCCACAATAAAAAAGCAATAAGCGCATTCCTTTGGTCTACAAATTCACTATGGGAGATGGCCAGCCCCATAGTAACGTAAATAAAAGCAAACATAATGGCTATAAGAAACTCATATAAGCCCATAACCCACCCCAGAATCCAGACAACAATCCAAATAAGCCTCATGATAATCATAAGCCGTTGCTTTGCCGTGCTGAGTATTCCAGTATTTCTTACAATACTCAGCCATTTTCATGACCATTCGATTGGATGGGATTGCCTCGCTAATCATAAATAGTTTTTGCCTTGCCATGAATATTTGATAGCGCAAATCATACTCAAGCTTTTCAACTGCGCATTCAATACCCAATATCTGAGCGTTAGCGCAAATAGAGTCGCCGTTTTCCCATGTGTCATCGTGAGTTGCTGGCTCAATTTGGAATAAACCAAGGGCAGGGCCGCCGCCATTCTGAACCAAGGAAGTGCCCAGTGAGGATTCATGCGCCGCTATCATCATCATCAACTCAACAGCATCTTCACTGTAGCCGTTTGGTATTTCTTTTAGTGTGCGAGTGATTAAATCTCGTAGTTGCCCAGGATCAATCATACCCTACCCCTTGGTTTTGGATTCGGAGACTTGCGAGGCCTATTACTATTAGGCATTGTGTCGCCATCACCTGGTCTATTGTGCCCTGGTCTTGGGTTGGTTGGATTCATAATTCACCTCTTTCAATGTGCTTACAAATTATATCTAACAGTGTTGAAAGCGACACGCCAATGGACGTTCCAATCCATAAGCTTGAACCATCAAAACCATCAAAACCAACAAGAGCCATCCACAAAAAACATAACAGCAAAGGGGTTACTGTTATTAATACCTTAATCTTAAATCCTAGCTTTGATACATTCATAACTCACCTCTTAATATCATATCAATGTGCAACATATCATCATCATACTCAGTGCAACCGCATATAACGTGATTTGTAACGTTAGTGTCTGGCATGAATGCAACGCCATCAACAGCGCCACACTCTCTTTTATCAACTTTAAACATGCCTTCTATATCCCATATAAGTTCCTTGTATTCCAAATAAAACAAATCATTCGTCGTGTTTTGCCCTGGTTGCCATGGTTTAAACTGGTTCTTATATGGTTTCATGTTGTCACCCGTTGATTTATTTACTCACCGTTTTGCCCGACTATATTAATGTGGTCATCTGTCGGCCATTTGTTTAAGTCGTTATTGTTAATGATTGCTCTACGCTCCTTGAATGCTTTATCAAGACTTAACTCCAATGCTCGTATCTTGTTGTCTATCTCTGCCAGTGCTGAGGTTTGCTTGATTGAGTTACTCATCACTACCGCCCATCTCTCTAATCTGCTTATCCAAATCCTCATCAGTCATATCAACAATCGTTGTCGTCTGTACAATCTCTTGCTTATCACGCCAATCTTCTTTGAATCTATTCTTCATGTTGAATTGGTAAAGTGTTGCGTTGAATTCCATTTCTCCCATAATTCCTTTTCGCCCCGCCCCCTCCCACCAAGCCTGGCTTAATGTTTCCCCGCCCTTGACGGCATCGGAAAAGTATGGGTTGTACATTGGATTGCCCTCAGTCTGCCAATCAAGAAAGGTTTGGTAATGTATTGATAACGCTGCGCAAACTTCAGTCTTGCTTCCGCCCTTACTCATTACATCAATAACAATCTGGCAAAACTCTGGTTTATACTTGGTTGGCCTGCCGAATATATAGCCATCTGGCTTTTGTTTTTTAGTCATTATCCTTCAGCCCCCTCACTGCCAGTTAGTGGTGTTTTTGATTCTTTGCACTTAACGCTCGCACCGCTATCAAGTATTATATGGCGAACCTCAAAGCAACTTAACGGACCCGCCTTATTTAACTGCTCAACAGCTCTTAGTAGTGATTTATTTGATAGTTTTTCTTTATGACTCATCCATCCAACCCTCTTTAATGCACTGCTCTCTGTATTTAATTATGTACTCAGCCAAGTCGCACGAATTACCGAAATAAAAGGCCCCTTCCATCTTAGGTATAGCAGGACAAAAAGAACCATCCGAAGCCACGGTTTCGAGATAAGTAAGAAAATCCAAATGATCATCCCTTGTGTTTAAACTCATGACTGATCACCTACTTTTGAAAGCCTGGCGGTGACTTTATTAAATCCAAGTAAACATTGCTTTGTGATGTTGGCGCCAACTAAATTGCCTTCGCGACTATACCGCTCGTACTTTGACTTAAGGTTATCTGCGAACCATTTAGGCGTGTGCTTGTCGCTACTGGCGTGCGGTGAGTTGGTGTGAGTTGTTGCGCGGAGTATTTTATTTAGTAGCTCGATAGTGACTTGACCGTTATCAGCTGCTTTTTTTAATTCGATTGTGCCGCTAACTTGGTTTAGCATTTCATTACCCGTGCCAGACAAATCAATTTGATTATCTTCTAGCTCTCGATTTGCTGAGTTTACGGCATTTCGCGTTTCGTTTAACGTCTTTGTGATTTGAGTGTATAACTCATCTGATATATTTAATGTAAACATTTTACTCACCTATTTTTGAGTTTATCATTCTGTTATTGTAGCAAAATTGACCGTTTTTATCTATTCCCATGCGCCCAAAGTATCAAATATATTAAACGCTTCTTCCTCTGTTAGCTCTTGGCCAACCGGTGACGCTATCCAGCCTGCGCCTATAAACTGGCTTTTATTAAACCCTTTAACCAAGCTACTGTGCTCGCTATTTAAAGTATCAACAAGCTGGTGCTGGAAGTAGCGCTTGTCAGTTATGACTTCACTTGCTTTTGTATATGCCTTTCCATCCGCTTGCTTGCCAAACGCCGCCATATAAACCGCCCATTTATGTTTAACCTTTGCTATTGCTCTGTATATTCTTTCTGATATATGTATTAACTCGCCCTTTTTATTTATTAAAATACAATTATCATCGTTACTAACAAACGCAACAAAAAGATTTTTAAGTGCGTAATCTGTGCATATTTCCGCGTGTTTAACTGCGTTATATTTTTTATTTCTCTTCTTCTTCATTTTCAACTTACCTATTGTGTTTACATAACCCTGCATTAAGACGGACGCGAAAAGATGCGCCGCTTAATTCCTTGTTATGTAACTAGTCGTCACGCCATGAGTCTTCTATATCTGAACCGCTAAATTTTTCCGCTAATTCTTTGTGTGTTTCGCCAGAGCTATTTCTTTTACATTCAATCTCAAATTTATCACTAAAATAAACTCTATATTCAAACTCTTCACTACCTGTTCCAGTGGGGATTACTTCTATACTGGTTTCTTTCTTTAAGTGGTGCATTAACTCAACAGCCATTTGTCCCGATCTATTGTGATAAATGCCCTTTTTAAAACTAGAAGATACCCCGTTAACTAATTTTTTATCTTTAAGCCATTCCGCTAAATCATCACCGTGGCCTGTTGGGTATCCGTCGTATGCTCTGTAAAAACTACAAACAACTCTATCCCTACAAAGCTCATCCATTTCATGTATGTGTGTAATGCTTCTAGTGCCCATAATTTGTACCTTTCTATATTTGTGTAAACGCCACATAACAAGGCGTTTAATTAAGATTTCTCGTAAGCTCATAACTCATTAACGCTGTGGTTAAATCTAGCCATGCCTTTCTAAATACACTGAGCTACTAGTGGGCTTAAAGCTCAAGGCCATATCGGCAACATCAGTATCACCATGGTCGGACATTTTATAATAAAAGAAACTACCAACCCTCTTTATCGATACCTTAAACCCAGTCCTGCTGGCTCTAACATCCTGCCTAAAGTGATCAAGCTGGCCAAATGTTAACCCGTACTTTTCAGTAAGCTGGCTAATTGACCACCATTTTCTGTTTTTGGCCATGCCCCTGTAGACATGGGTTAAGTCTTTACTTCTCATTTCAAACCCTTATTGTAATCAATATCACTCGCGTAACAATGCTCAACTCGATACATGCCACCACTAATTACGGTGACAACGAAATAGGTTGTCGTTGTTACCGTGGCGTAACCTTCATCTTTCACTTCAACACAAGAACCCACATTACCATCAACAACAAGCAGATTATTAAACTCCTCAACGTATTTAGCACTGTAAGATTCATTGATTGACAATGTAATTGCTGATTTAACCGAGTCGGTTTTTATTATTGATACGTTTGATACTTGCATTATTGTTTTCTCGTTAGTTGAAGGGACGCTCCCTTGCTGATAACTGCATTATTATTCACAATGATAAATATATCAAGTTAAATTATTAAATAAATTATCAAATTTCACAAACCCGACACCCTTGCTCACTACTGCCGAAGATATCATCTTGAACTATTAGGCACCCAGAATTAAACGCCTTACCTATACCAGATGTAAATACGCTTTTGCTTATTTCATTTTCAATTTGACGTATTTTTATTAACTGGCTTTTCCCAAACTCATCATGTGTAAAGGCGCGAATTTTCCATGCGTCACCACCCGCAAGGCAAGGGAAGCACCCAACCCTCTCAAACCCCTCTTTGTATAGCGGGTTTATAAAATCACCAAGCTCTTTAAATACCTCTTTAGATGTCCAATCCACAATCGGCAATCTATATCTAACACCGTTAGCGCCAAGGTATTTGGGGTACTTAGACAAAACTTCGTGCGGCAAATACAATTCATCTGGGTCTTTGTATTCATACCTTTTTGACCTCTCCACGCTCTCATCAACCCTCATGCCATACCAAACTTCAACACCCCCAAACCTCTCTGACCAATCCTTTAAAAATATCCTAGTTTCTCTTATTTTTAACTCGTCCGTGCAATGCCTAGCACCACCGCCAGGAAAGCGGCTGTATTTAAGTATCTTTTCTTCAACGCTACCGCCGCTAATGGTTTTTATTTTTACTTTGTACTTGCTGGCCATGTCTTTGACGTGCTGGTATGTCTTTGGGTGCTCAAATTTGGTATCACAAAACAACCCTATAACGTGTTTAGAGCCGAATTCTTCAATTGCTAATTTCAAACAACACTGGCTATCCTTTCCGCCACTTACCGGAACTATGCATTTTATATTCTTGCTCATTACAATCACCTATTGAATAAATTATCAGAAGTGCAAACACCGCCACCGCTCGCCGCCACCTTTCCGCCGTCAACAGCATAAACAGTTTCAATATTTCGCTTGTTGTACTTTTGGTTCATTGGTATTAGCAGGTAGTTAACACCGCCATCCTTTAGCCCCTCTGCTGCATAGGTGCTTATAGCGGCCTTAAGTTCATCAGATATTAGATTAGTTGTTATGATTGTATATTTGCTTTTGTTTGCGCGAACCCTAAGCAACTTACCCAGCTCACTTTGCTGTGCGTCCGTCAGTTTATGCTCAGCCGCACCCACTTCATCAATCAATAAAACATCAACACCGGTTATTAGTCGCTTAAAGTTATTTCTTTGGCTCTTTTGGTTGTCTTGATACCAGAGCAAATCAATTACACTTGACCATTTTTTAGCTAGCACCGTCTTGCCCATCTCCCTGGCGGCACTCAACACACAACAAGCTGTAAACGTTTTGCCCGCTCCGTAAGCCCCAGAGAGGACTAAATTCAACGGCTGTGTGTTTTGTTGAATACACAGAGTAAACGCCTTGAATCGCTCCATGAGCGCCATAGATGACGAATCACTGACTATAAACGAGTCTATGCGGGCGTTTTTTGTGTTTACGTCCGATTCTCTCATTAAATAATCTAGCGAATCTTGTCGGTTTTTATTGAATACCTGCTCTTCAGACTTTAACTGCTCGGCCTTTTGCCACTCAAACCACTCTTCTGGGGTTTTAAATACTGGCTCAATACCTTTCCTTAATTCGATTTTATTAAACCTTAGTTTATTCAAAACCTACACCTCGCTTAGTAAAGTTGCTATCTCTTGTGCGCCGAAGTCTTTCCACTGTTGCTTGTTTAGTACTGTAGATAATAGTTTGGCATCAAACCCGAAGTACTTTTTGCCATTGGTTTTCTTTAGCATTGCAAGCGCGTATGTATTGAAGTTGATTATATGAGCGGTGGCTGTTTTAATTTCGTCATCTGTTTTGAGTTTAGCAGCGGTTTTTGCAAATGCCTTTTTAGCGTCGGCCTTACTTTCTTTCTTGTGGTATCTTTTCCAGATTAAATCAAACGCTTTTTCAATGCATTCATTAGTCTTAAGTGCGGGTCGTTCAGCTTGCTGGACAAAGTCTTTATTTGGTTCTTCTTTAACAATTGGTTCTTCTTTAAGATTAGTTCTTCTTAATGCGTCTTGATTATCCATATCTGGGTTTTCCATATCTGGGTTTTCAAGATTAGGCTCTAGGTACTGCCTGCATTGGTCTTGGCACTCAAATACATTCCAGCTAACTAATCCGCTACTGTGTTTTTTGATTATTAGATAATTGTTATCTTGAAGCTCTTTTGATGCGCTTGTGATTGCTGAATTACCAACACCAACAGAAGCCGATAATGACCTGGTGTTAATACTAAATTTCTCAGGGTCACAGCTAAGCAAAAACATTAATAATATGCGGGACGTTGGCTTTATGTTGACGTCTCTAATGATTGAGTTTTTAACTATTGTATAGTCACGCTCTTTAAAATGCGTGTGTAGTGCTATTGAGGACATATTTATTTACCTTATTGTTAGGGCGAGGTACTTGGGGTGGAAGACGGTAGTAACTAACCGTGCCCTTTCCCTCATAACAATGTTACTTAAGTTTGATTTAGCGGTTGAGCTTCCACACCTAGCCGCTTTCTTAATTATACTACGGTTTAATTATTTATCTACTAGTTAAACCTATTTAAAAACCCTGTTAACTAACTCTAATGATTTTTCTATTGATGCCAAATAATCATTAATAGTTAAACCGTTTTTGATTAGGTTTTTTATTAAGCTAATCTCGTCGGTTAACTCCTGCTTTTGGTTGCGCTTTAGCTCCTGCTTTAACTCTGCATTCTCTTCTTGCAAAGCTTCCATTTCATCTTTCAATCTAATTAGATACTGAGCGCCGTCCAACAGCTCCTCTATTGCATGTTGCGCCCATTCGCTAGCTGTTAAGTCGTCACGGTCAATTGATACGCCGTACTTAACCTCACCGACGTTTGCGCGGCCTTGTATCATTTTGCATGCACGGTCTACTGTTGATGGTTTGGGTATCCCTTTGATTTTTTTTAATACACCCTCTTTTTCAAGAAAGCTACCACTATCAAAAAGCATGCATGCTTGACTCAAAATGTCGTCATTGCAGTACTTCATCTTAACACCCATTGTTATCGATAAGGCAAGGTCGCGTGGGTAAATATAAACTTCCGTTTTACCGCCTATATTAATATCATTGGTGTAGGTATTTCCCATTAGCTCGATTATGTCAATAAACTCACTTTCATCTCTTGTTAATAAAGTCCTAAATAAGCCTTTCATTATTGTAACCCTGGTTTGTTTTCGCTAAAAATAAATGAACGGTCTGGCGCTTTCTTTTGTTCCGCTTCACTTGGCCCGTTGAATTTTGCGTCGCTTGCCTTAAATTTCATTGAGGCGCGCTCAATTACTGTGATTTTACCGCCTGCCGCCAAGTATGCATTAATGCGCCCTTGCAGCTCTCTGGCTTCTTTTTCTTTATGCGTGTTGTGTGAGTGTGTTAATGCTGCGTTATCCCATTCTGATGCATTCATAATTTAAACCTCTCCGATAAAGTTAATTGTCTCACTTAAGCACTGCTCTAAATCAATATCCGCTTGCTTTATTGTGTGATAAAGATTACCCACTACACCCTCGAAATTATCACCACAACACTCCGTTATCGCTTTGTATATGTAATCAGACGAAGTGCCAAACGATATACCACACTTAGGCTCTTGCATTGTGCAAATGTCCGGTGCTGCATAATCATTCACCTGCTCCATTGCGCTAGCCTGGATTGCATTATATATAGCTCGGCCAATGCCAATGCGAATGATTGTTAAATCACAGCAGTTATGTATAAGCGGCGTGCCAAGTGAATCAATGATAACTGCTTTACACTCATCTACCTCTACCGATTCTATTAAAGCAGCCTCTAAAGCCTTATTTGCAAACTCTAAAAATTTCATTGTTATCTCCCAAAGTTAATGTCCTGTAATTATTATTCACCATGATAATAATATCAAGTAAATAATTAAATTAATTTATTTTACTATTTTACTTGATATATTTATCAACATGAATAATAATAAGGGCAAGTTAATTAATTGGGCGTGATTATGAATAGTAAAAGCAGGAATAGAGAGGATGCAATAAACGCGGTATTAGCGGTTCTTTGTGCTTTATGTGTTGGCGGTCTTTTGTTTGTTGTTTTTTTATGGGGTGCTTAAAATGAATTTAAATTCAGCTATTTTAATTATTGTATTTTGGTTAATGGTTGTTGTGATGGGGTATTTATTTTCACGAGATGACATGAAAAAAGATGAAAAGGTGGACAAATGATTTTAAAAAAATGGATGAGCGAAAACAACGTGTACCCTGCGCCACTGGCTGAGGCTCTTGGCGTGTCGGTTCCCCGTGTTTACCGCTTGCTTGATAGACATGTGTTTAGTCAGTCTGAGTTAAAAGGCCTGATTGATGATTGTATTACTAGAATGAATGGTGAATATAGGCTTGTTAAATCAAAGGTTAATGCTGACGGCTCACTAGAGCTAAAGATAAGTCTATTTCCAGCGGATAAGTTACCAGGCTGCGGAGTTAGAAAAACGGCTTTGCAGTGGATTGAAGAGCTAGCAAGTACAAACACAAGCGGCCAAGTGGCGTTAAAGTCTGGCTTTAAGTTGGGCACTATACACAGCATAGCTTCAAGGGCTGGTATTAAATTTAAAAAGGGTAAGTGATTATGGAAAAATTAAATGTATATCAGCGACTAAACAAAGTGATGCAGGCTGTTGAATACGTCCAAAAAGATAAGGCTGTTAGTGGTGGCGGCGTTAATTATAAGGCAGTGACTCACGACCAAGTGATATCAGTTTGTCGTTCTGAGCTAGTTGAAAACGGTGTAATGATAGTACCTAATCAGGTGCGCGGTGAATTTCTCCAAATGCGAGACCTAAACGCAACACCATCACCTGTTAAAATGGGTTTATATTCTGGCACTTATGAAATTAACTTTATAAATATTGATGACGGAAACGATAGGGTTACAGTGCAAATACAGGCTCATGCAAATGATAACGGTGATAAAGCGCCAGGCAAATGCCTTACATACGCAACTAAAGCGGCAATACTTAAAGTGCTTTGTCTTGAGACTGGTGAAGATGACGAAAGCAGGGCTGACCAGCGTGATATTGACACGATAAACGAAGAGCAGCAAGCCGAGCTATTTAATTTAATTGTTGATCCAGAAACTAATAATTTAACGCAGAACGGACAAAAGCTAGCTACAGCATTTAAGTTTAATTATATACACGAAATTAAATCTAAGAAATTTAAAGAAATAATGAGGACGGCCAACCAATGGAAATAATTAAAAACATAGAGCAGGGTTCTAAAGAATGGCACGACTTAAGGCTGGGTCTTGTTACTGCATCAAGAGTTAAAGATGTAATGACAAAGGGGCGCGGAAACGCACCAAGCAAAGCAGCCGAGACTTATATGTATGAATTACTCGCGGAGTTAATGACGGGAGAAGCTAAACCATTCTTTGAGAATGACGCTATGAGATGGGGTACGGAAACAGAGCCACAAGCACGAGCTATGTATGAAATAAAAAACAACGTCAACGTTGACGAGGTTGCTTTTATTCTTTCGGGTGAGACTGGGAATTTAGGTGTTAGCCCAGACGGTTTAGTTGGTGAAAATGGGTTGATTGAAATAAAATGCCCGACAACAATCACACAGCTTAAGCGCTCTCAATCTGAAAACCCATATATTGATTATTATGACCAGATACAATGCCAGTTATGGGTTAGTGGTCGTGAATGGTGCGACTTTGTGAGCTTTGACCCGCGGCTTGATATTGAAGCTGGTTATATACAGGTCAGGGTTGAGGCTGACATTGAATACATTAAGGGTATGAAATTGAAAGTATTGGCTTTCATTGAAGAATTAACAAAACTTAACAATAAACTATTAGGCGAATAAATATGTCACATACAATAAGCGGTTTAATCAGAAGAGCACCACACATTCAACAAGGCCAGAACAACAACGGCACTTACACGATGTTTTGCTTTGAATTATCAGAGTTTAACAAGGGCTTTAGCGGCGCAGACGATAGTTATACAAATTACAGTGTCGCTTTGTTTGCTAAAACACCAGGCGCAATTGAGTTTCATACAAAAGCAATTGCCGAAGGTTCTTTTGTTGTTGTTCATTGCGACAAGTTACTAGTTGATAAACAGCAAGGTAATGACGGCAAGGAGTACATCAAGCTTAAAATGATGCAGGCTAGCCTTTCAGATTTCAATAACCCGAACCAACAGCCGCAAGTGCCGCAACAACAACAAGGTGGATTTGCACCACAACAACAAGCGCCTCAACAAATGCAGCAGCAAGGGGGTTACGTGCAGCAGCAACAACAACAAGCGCCACAGCAGCCCGCTTTCAATCAGCAGCAACCTAACCCTAGTGGCGGTTACTAAGGTTAATGGATGCAAGCCAGTTAATTAGCTGGCTTGTTATGTTGTGGAAGCTAATAGGATAGGTGATTTATGTTTGGGTTTTTTAAGCAAGCGAGCGAGACCATAGAGAAAAGCGATCACGACAAGAGGAGCGAGAAAATAATTGAATTTGTTAGATTGGCTGAATTTCATTTTGTTGACCTTAATATTATTACTGAGGTTGGGTTGTCATTCGGTAATTCGTTGCTGAGGTGTTCTTGGTATTCCAGTACCGAATTAAGGTGGTTAATTCTTGATGATGTATCAATAGAGAATAATGTTGACTCACTCTTAATAATGAAGATTGTAATGGATAAGTTGGGTGACGCATCAGGGAATAAAATAGATGGGCTTAAGTTATAAAATTAACGATAATTAGAAACATAACCAAACCGTTAATAAGTTGTGAGTTTACGAATTAATCTTAATTAAACGCCTTGTTATGTGGTGATTTATGGAATACAGAACTAAAAAAGATTTTAAGTACAGAAACCAAAACAAACGCAGAGGCAGACCAATGATTATTCATATACCTGCTGGAAGTATTGGCAAGAAGATAAATGATCACTTGGTATTTCACTCACTAGCCAGAAAAGGGCATAACCCTTTTGTATTTTGGTGTGATGTATTTGATGATGTAGAAGCCACATAACAAGTAGTTAATAGGTTTTGAGGGACGATAAAATCCTTTTAACGTAGTGTTATG